TCTTGTATCTTCTGGAACTCTTAATTCGTTATTCCAGTAATAGAAATCTGCATTCCATCTCGTAGCAAGGTTACCGCCATAGTTAAGATCCCAGCTCATAGCATCTAGGATATAACCAGCATCTCTGCGACATTTGGCTTTTGAGTAATCAATAATTGTAAATGTATCTTTTAAGAACTGAGTAACATCGTCAGCCAATTCATCAAGATTATCATTGATTTGCTTAGCAGCCCATACCTTACTATTGTCAACCCAAGAAGTATCAGGCTCAACAACCGATGGCATACCGTCCATGCTATCTCTTCTAATTGTATCTTCAACAATTCTTACTAAGTCTGCAGCTTCTTCACCTTCAACAGCTGTGGCTGCGTCGTGTGTTGTTATATCTTGTACAACCGATGTATGACTCATAAGTGCTGTATTTGCCGCAGCTCTTTGTGCGACCAATGATACTAAGGAAGCCATCTCACCGAAGAATGTAGCAGTTTGTTGTCTTTGATCTGCTGGTAAGATTGAAGTAGCATTTACAAAGTAAAGTTCTGCAGTTCTGAGGGATGCCCAGTTAGTTGTGTAGTTCATATCGTGTGATAGTGCGTCAACCATAGTGCCAACATCTCTGCGACATTTCTCTTTGGCGTAGCTGATACCATTATAAGTTTCGTAGATATAAGTTTGTAACTCATCTGCGATCATTGTGGTATTATCATCAATGATGTTTTTAGCAGCTAACATATCAGCTTCGATCCATGCAATATGTGGATCTCTTCTGGATGGTAATTTGCTTGCATCATTATCATCAGCGATATTTGCTACCATCATGCCAAGTTCCATTGCTTCGTTTGCAATTTCTCTTCTGGCTGCGATGGATGGCATTTCTTGTTTAACGTGGTTTCCTGTCACATGAGTGATAGCATTTAGAGAAGCTCTGACGAATGTATGAGCTCCACCACCTTTACCATAAGGAACTTTACCAACCTGCATTGTGATGGTTGTTGCATCTTTTGCAGTGATTAACATTGGAGCGTTAAAGTATGGATCACCTGCTTCTGGCGATGGATGTTCAGCAACATTACCATCTAAGGAACATGTAAACACAATGCTCTCAGGTGCGATAATTACGTGATCCCCAACATTTAAGTTGTGGTTTGCGCCAAGTGTTGCAGTAAAGATTCCGGTATCTGGATCGTATGTAGCTGTAGATGGAGTCCATTGACGGCCAAGTTTACGAGGTACCATTTCATTACGTGTTACCCAACGTACAACTTTTGACATATGAGTAAATGCTTCTTTTGTTGCTCTACGCTGATCCATTGGTAATAAGTTAATAGCATTTTTAAAGTAAAGTTCAGCATTTCCATGAGTAGCAGTGTTACCACCGTACTGAATATCATGGCTGATACCATCAACAATATAACCAACATCTCTTCGGCAACGTTCTTCACTATACTCTAGGAAGTGGAAGTTGTCTGCAAGGTATTGAACAACCGCTGCTCCAAGTGGTGCTTTACGATCTCTGATAATTGTAACCGCTGCAGCTTCGTTGTAGTTTTGAGCTGCGGCCGCAGTTGTTTGAGCTTCTTGGATTTGAGGAAGATTAATTAGGGAATCCTCAGCAATAATATCTCTTACAATCAGGATAAGGTTTTCAACATCAGCACCTGTTTGACCAACAACATTTCCGAACGATGTAGTTGGGGTAAGAACGTTACCAGTTGTTGGTGTAATTGATTGCTTCAATACTGCCTTCTCAGCAACATCAGCAATGTGTGCAAATACTGCTGCGGTTGGTGCTCTTTGATCTGCAGGTAAACCAACATTTACTCCATTTTCGAAGTAAAGTTTTGCGAAGTCTCTCATTGCAACATTAGAACCATGTCTAATATCGAATGATGCTGCGTCAATCATCAATCCAGTATCTCTTTCACATTTAGCTTGATTGTATACTAATCCTACGAACCCAGCTACATTGTTAGAAATCTGTAAGTTAATCCATGCTGTAGCTTCTTTTTGTAAGAATGCTTTGTTAGCCTGTAAGCCATCAGTTGCATTAGCATTAGTATTACCAATGTTGCCTGTTCCAAAGCTAGAGTATGTTAACCCAGTTGTTCCATCAGTCATAATACTAATAATGTTAGTAAACGCTTGAGTTGCTGCTGTAAGAGATGTACCAGTTAATCTTGGTAAAATATCATCTCTTACATATTCAATAGCTGAAATAGTTTCTGCTAATTGCTCTTCGATTACTTTATCAGCACCAACTGTACCTACACGGTAAGCTCTACCATAATACTTGGAAGGATAATCAGATCCAGTTTCAACATCTCTTGCAACTGCATCGATAATAAATCCAACGTCTCTTGCACATTTATCTTCATCATATGAATAGTTGTTGTCACGTACAAAACGTACAACTTCTTCTTGGATAAACGCTCTGTTCCATTGTAATGTTTTACGAGCAAATGTTCTTGCTGGATCCATAAGAGGTGCAGTAGCTGCATCCGCTGTTGGTAATCCTAAGATTCTTGTTTCTGGTTTTTGTGTAATATCAAGTGAACCTGTGTAATCTGGGATTACAAGACGATCGTCAACGATATCAGAAATTACATTTGTAAGTCTCTTAGCTTCAGTACCAGTAGCCGCATCAGCAGCAAATCCTGAAACATCTTGATATTCAAGGTTACCAGTGATTTCACTAATTGCATTAGGTAATGCACTTACGAATGTATGAGCACCTGTGTATGCTCCAGCATTACCAACCCACATTGTGATGGTTGTTCCAGTGATACCAATAATTGGGCATGCTCTGTTATAGAATCTGTGATGTGCTTCCGGTGATGCGTGGTTTTGTACACCACTTCCGTTGTCACAGCTGAATGTAATACCCTGTGGTTTAAACCAAACATGGTCACCAACTTGTAATGTGTGGGAACCAATTGTGGCTTCCATCATACCATTTACTGGGTTGTATACTGCTCCAGTTGGAGTAAACTGCGAACCAAAAATTGGCTCATTAACAGTATTTGTGACAACTTTTTCCATTACATCAGCAAGGTGTTCCCAAGCTAATCTAGTTGGTTCTCTTTGGTACTGAGGAAGTACGTTGATTGCACCTTCAAAGTAGTAACGAGCATTATAGATTGTCGCACTATCGCCACCATATTCCAAGTCTTCTGAAACCGAGTCAACAATATAGCCAACATCTCTTGGGCATTTAGAAATTTCATATCCTAAGCCATCATATGTGTCTGTAATATAGTCAATGATTTCAGTTTGGTACTTAGGCTTTTGACCTAAGATTTTTTCAGACTGTGCTTTAATTGTTGCATTGTAATTAGATGGAAGTGCATATACTGGTTCCATTACTGCAGCAACTGTACCATCATTTTCTCTAATGGTTTCAGCGATTGTTGTGAATAAGTCTTTTACCTTAGTTGCAATTGTTACATCTAGGGATCTTCTTACGCCACCAACTAAGGAGCTTACAAATGTGTGAACCTTGTCAACACCAGCTTTTCCAACGTACATTGTAACAGTTGTTTCTGTTACTGAGTCAATTCTAACTGGTTTGTTAAAGATTGGATCAGTTGGACGTGGGTGTGAGATATTAATTGGTGTAGGATCACTTGGTGATGTTGGGCAAGAGAAGGTAATTGCATTTTCGTCAAAGATAACATAGTCACCTTTTTCAAATAGATGTCTGTTACCTAATGTCATTGTCATAACACCAGTCAAGTGATTGTATGCAACGTTTGAAGGTGTATATGATTCTGCCATATTAGCTGATCTTACACACTGAGCTGTTGCTGATACAAAGGTATGAGGATCTGTATTAGTTCCAGCTGCTCCAGCATTAAGAAGGATTGTCGTAGAAGTTACAGATGAAATCGTAAATGGTTTACGTAAGTATGAATCATTTGCATTTGGATGTGAATCAACACCACCGCCACCAAAGCCACAGCTAAAGGTAATACCTTCTGGGTCAATAGTAATTTTATCGCCAGCTGCATATGTGTGGGAACCAATTGTGATTTCCATTTCACCAGTTACTGGATCATATGTTGCATCAGTTGGAGTGTATGCTTCATTAGCACTATCAACTAATTGTACAGCAGTGTTAGATGAAAGAGCTGTGAACTCTTCGCCACGTACAATTTTACCAGCTAATTCTGATACAAAGTCATATGAACCTGATGTTGGAACAATTTCGTTATCAGTTAATACTGGTAATGCATTTTCGAAGTAAAGTCTTGTATTGTTGACTGTTGCAGCGTTTCCGCCATGCTGTACATCCCAACCAACAGTATCAAGGAAGATGCCTAAGTCTCTCTTACAAGCATCGACGTTATAAGTAAATCCAGGATGGTATGTTGACATCCATGCGATTACTTCTTCTTGAATAAACTGTTTGTTAATTTGTAATGATTGGCGAGCTTTGAATGCATCGTCAGAGATTGCAACTGTACCAAAATCAATATCGTCAGCGGAGGCATTTCCGTTTTGCATAATGTCAATGATTTCATCAAAGGATGCATTTGAGCGGGAAATTGCTGTTGCGTCTGTTAAGACTTCAGTTGCCATTTTACCTTTGAGCCATGTAATAGCACCAACAGTTTCTGTAAGCTGATTATTGATAACGTTATTAGCACCTACTGTACCGATACGGTAACCCATACCTGTGTAAACTGCATTTAAGTTAGAATTGGTTGCCACATCTCTTGCAACTGCATTGAGAATATAACCAGTGTCTCTTGAGCACTTATCTTTGTCATAGATGAAGTAATTGTCGTTAAGCCATGCTGAAATCTCAGCTTGTAAATAACCTTTGTTCTTTTGAAGTGAACGGCTAGCATATGTACCTTGCTCACTTGCTCCTACTTTAACAACCGCACCTGGATCAGCAGCTACGAATGTGTGGGTATTCGCATAAGCACCGGCATTACCGCAGTTAACTGTTACAGTATTAGCTGTGGTAGCTGAAATCTTAAGTGGTAATTTGTATGCTTTATCACCAATACGTGGGTGGAAATCAGTACCAGCAACTGGAACAATACCTGTGTTACAGCTAAACTCGAAGCTTAATGGATTAAGTTCGATATGGTCATCAGTTGTAAGGTCGTGATCAACAATTGTGATAATCATTTCACCAGATACTGGATCGTATGTTGAGTCAGTAGGTGTATATGATTTAAGTACCTTAGCAGGATCTGAGAAGTACAATGCATTTGAATCAATACAATCAACTTCCGCACTTACGAATGTATGGTTATTAGCATGACCGTTTGCATTACCGACGTTAACAGTAATTGTATTTGAAGTTACCGCGGTTACTCTTACTGGTTCGTTATATGCAACGTGATCGTAAAGTGGAGCTGCATCAGTGCCTGTTACGCCGCCAACATCACAGCTAAATACCATTGATTCTGGAGCAATTGAGATCCATTTACCAACTGGTAAGTCGTGCTGACCAATAGTGATTTCCATTTCACCACTAATTGGATTGTATGTTGCTGTTTGAGGAGTAAACTTACCAGTCCACATTCCAGCTTCGCGAATAGCATTTGTTGTTGCTGATACGAAGGTGTGTACTGATGTATCGCTTGACTCGCCAACATTAACAGTAATTGATGTTGCGTCTCTTGCAGTAATTGTTACTGGTTTCTTCCAAGCAGGATGTCTCTTTTCAGCTTGGATAGCATCTGTTGCTGCGCTGACGAATGTATGAACACCGCCACCGTCTGCAATACCGCCAACATTCATATAGATTGTTTCGCCTTCAACTCTGTCGATAACTACTTGCTTTTTATAGAACGGGTGATGTGATTCTGGCGCAGGGTGCTCAGTAACATTGTTATCCATTTCACAAGTAAATACGATTGAACCTGGTTTAAACTCTACAAGGTCTCCAGCTTTAAGAGCATTTGGACCAATGTTAGCACTAAACTCTCCAGTAGCAACGTCGTATGCTGCTGTTGCAGGTGTATAGTTGATAAACGCCCTAGTTGGATATGAATGCTCAGTAGCATTTGAATCTCTAGCACATGTAAATGTTAAGCTATCTGGCTCAATAAAGATTTCATCACCAACATTAAAGTCGTGAGAACCAATGGTAATTACTGTTGTACCAGATGCAGGATCATAAGCTGCACCAGTTGGTGTGTATTTTTTACCATTATTATTAAGCAATCTGCTCATTTCGTCGAATGCTTTATCAGCTCTATCGTGTGCAATTGGGTTTGTAACACGTTCGCCAATTTCATCTTTCATAAAGTTGATTGAACCAACTGTTTGAGCTAACTGGTCAGTAACACTTACTTCGCCAGACTTAGTACGATATGCTGCACCAGTTTGGATTGAGTTATAGTTTGTTCCAAGAATAACATCTCTTTGAACTGCAGGTAAAATGTACTCTTCAGTATCTCTTTTACACTTAATGCTGTCGTAGAAGAACCATTCGTTTTCAGCCCAATCCATCATATAGTCTTGGATGAATTCTCTGTTTTGTTGTAACTGCTTACGAGCATTACGCTTATTAACGTCAATAGCTGCGTTGTCGCTAAATGTAAGTTCTTCAATGATTACTGAAATTGAATTGTCAGCAGCCTCTACGAATCGGTGTTCAAATGCCGCAGCAGTCATTCCTGGATTAACAGTAATTGTTTTTGCTGAAACAGCGATAATTGGTAAAGCAGCTAAATAAGCTTTTTCAGATCTACGTGGGTGTTTAATAGGTGTTTTAAAGTTATCGCTTGAGCAAGTAAACGTAAAGCTTTCTTCGCCAAGGTTAACATAACGACCAACAGTAAGATCGTGTGTACCAATAGTAATAACCATACGGCCAGTTTTAGGATCGTATGTTGCATTAGTTGGTGTATACTTTTTGCTGTCTTTGTTGTCAATAGTATTAATGATGTTATTAAACGCTTGATATGCATCAGCAGCTGCAGGAGCAGAGTTTGCTTGGATGAGTTCATCAGTTGTTTTACGTAGTCTCTTAAATGATGCTACTGTTTCATTTCTTTGATTTTCAAGAACTGTTCTTGAAGTATTGACATAGTATGCTAAGCCAGTAGTGAATGAGTTGTAGTTTGTATCAAGTAGCATGTCATATTTGACTGCTGGTAAGATATACTCTTGAACATCTCTTTCACACTTTGCACTGTCATATGCATAGAAGTCTTCATTGTTATCAATCCAACTTACGAACTCGTCAATAATAAAGCTTCTATTGTCTTGTACTAATTCGCGAGCAGCTGTTTGTTCCCACTCTCCGGTGTCTGCAAAGATAATTGGGTTTGCAGCTTCTTCACCATTTTGAAGAATGTTAAGAGTTTCAGAAACTGATTGGTCAACTCTTGTATTAATTTCAGAGTTAGCGCTTACAAAGATAAATTCCATATCATCTTTAAGGTGCTCAATAGAACCGACAGTTTCTGTCATTTGTTCGTTAACAACTACATATGAAATTGGTGAACGATATGTAATACCGTTTAAGCGACCCCAATAGTTACCATTTGTTGCAATATCGTAAGATGTACTATCAACAATTAAGCCTGTATCGCGGAAACATTTATCAGCATTATATCCTTGATAACCAAGACCAGGATTTGTTCCATCATAGCCAGTGGTTGTATTAGATGTTAAGTAATGGATCATATCGTCAATGATCTCAGTTTTATTTTCAGCGATTGCATCTGCAAAGTCTGTGTTAGCAATTAAGATATTATCATTTGCTTCAGCAGGTTTGATGATAACTGTGTTACCACGTGCACGCATTGAGATGTCACCAAACTGAGAACCAGAGTTGTTCAATGTCATTTGGCCACCGTCAAGTGCGAAGAACGCCTGACGTGTAAAGATTGAAAGTGAACCAATACCGTTAACACCCGCACCGTTCTTAGCAACATAACCTGTACCGTTTTGAGTACGAGGTGTGAAACCAAAACATAATACGTATGTGTAGAGTGAGTCAGTATCTAGTACAGCTCTGTCTGCAAGTAGACAACCACCGCCACGACCAACTAGTCTGTTCGGGAAGTCGTCAATACCAATGCTCTCAACTGTACCTGTACCACCACGTTGTGCATATAAGATATCGCCAGGTTCAACGTTCCCTTTAAGGTTACGTACATAAATTTGTCTGTTTGCCGCAATGTCATCAACATAAGAAAGGTAACCTGTTGCACCAGATGAGAATGTTACTTCATCATCGATTTCAAATAGGTTTTGAGCACTGTGGCCTGCCTCTAAATAGAACTCTTGGCCAAGGTCAAGGATTGTACCTTTTGAGTTGAACGGGTTTAATGGCGCTTCAACATCTTCACGGTTAAAGTTTGAAAGCTGAGAACTATCTCGAATATATGGAGATCTTCTCATTAATGCACCAGGACGATAAGCGATAGCAAAACCACCTTCAGGCTGGTCAAAGTTATCAACTTCAAAGTTCATGTATGCAAAACCTTGAACATAACAACCGGATCCAACTAGAACACCGTTAGTTCTTTCCCAACCTGGTAACTTCTGGATAACTGTTGCGTACTGACCAGCTGTTGAAGTCATAGCACAATCATCAGGTAATACGATTGGTTCGTCTACATAATAGGTGCCTGGTCCACATGAAATATGGATTGCGTTATTAATATCGTTACGATTTGGATTACCACCTGCTTTTTCAATAGCAAGTTCTGACGCTCTCTTAAGAGTGTTAACTGGCTTAAGAAGTGTACCATCATTTTTGTCGTCACCGTCTGAAGCAACGTAAACTTTAAGAGCTTTTTCAGTTTTACGAGAAACTTCTTCGTAAAGCTGGCGATAAGTCATTTTTTCTGTTTCGCCAGTCTTCATATTTTTCAAGGCGAAATAACTATCTTCGTCAATAGGCTCTTCAAAGACTTTCTTAAGATCCATATCAAAGTCTGCAAGTGTTGAGCTATCAATAGTTGAGTTAGCAATTCTTGCTTCGTTAATATCAGAATTAGTAATGGTTGAGCGATCTTGTAGTAGTCCATCAGCTGATGAATCGCCAATTGTCATATTAGTTGCTACAACGTTATCCATAATACCGCCAAACGAACCGTCGTTAATTTCAACGGTGTTCAAAGTAGTATTATCAAATACGTTATTATTACCAGTACCATCTGAGAAGTCAGAATTAGTAATTGTAATGTTGTTTGCTGTGGTATCAATAATGCTAGAGTTACTGATTTCAGTATCCCAAATATAACCATTCGAGAAACGAGAGTTTGTAATATCAACATTGTCTAAATCTGTATCACGAATATCAGCATTAGCGATATTAACGTCAAAGATTTGTGTGTTACCAGAAATAATTGATTCGGTAATAGTAGAGTTAGAAACTGCTACGTTTGATACGACAGTATCAAGGATTGAACCATTTGAAAATACTGTTGTAACGATTTCTGAGTTAGAAATATATGCATCTTCAAGAATTAGTTCGTCGATTTCAATATTTGTAAGGATAAGTCCGTTTGCAGTACCTTGGTCAATAGTAACGTTATTGAAGAATGAATCGTCAATAGTTGAGTTAGTAAAGACGTCGTTGTTACCAGTCGAGTTGTTTAACTGTCCGTTATCAACGATTGTGTTTGTAAAGACGTTGTTGTTACCTGTACCATCTGAGAAGTCAGAGTTAACAATAGTAACACTATCGACTGCGGTATTAGCCATTGTACCGCGTTGGATGTCTGAGTCATTAACTTCCGACGTATTAATAGTACCGTTATTGAACTCGTTGTCGTCCATAACGTTGTTGTTTATATCTGAGGCGAATATTGTTACGTTGGAAATACTACCGCCGGTGATGGTAATTCTATCAAAGATTTCATATTGTATAGCTTGTACGAGTTCTTTTCTCGTAATGTTTTTAGTTCCATCATCACCTTGGATAAGATTAACAATAACAAAGAGGTCTTCGGTACGGGTATTGGCACCTGTTATTGGACCTAATTCTGAAATCTTTGACATTTATTTCTACCCTTTGTTTTTTCTTATATTTATAAAAAGAAGTTGGTGGTCAGCTTAGATGCACTACAAAATAAGCTTGATCTTTGCTTTCTTTTCTGCCGAACACATAAGGAAATTTTTCCTGTTTAACATTTCTAAATAGTTCTTCCGGGCCACCCCAAAATTCTTTTGTGCCTTGGACTTCTTTTTGTCTGCGTTTAACTAATTCGTTGTTTTCATCAAAATAATCAATATAATAAGCCATTTCAAATTCATTTCTATAATAGTGTTTTGTTCCAAGAACAGTACTTGTTTTTGAATTGATATAATAAGCAATGTTTTCTAACCATTCAGAACCATCTCTAGGATTATTCTGTGGTTGATTTTTGTATACTCTTAAAAACCCTGTACCTACACTTTCTAAGTCAGCGCATACATAGCTTACCCAACCTTTATCTTCGACTTCATACCATTCTTTTGGAAAATTATATTTACACATTTTTTCAAAATTAGCTTCATTATCAGTACCCTTTGCAAAGTGACTAATAAGAGCTACAGTATGGACGTCTTCACGACGGGTGAATACAATTGATTTAATTCTGTTATGGGGAAACCACTCAAGCACTTCATCAAGCTTAGGATAAAACCCCTTTAACATATTAATATTTTTCATAATGTCTCCTTAAGGCGCGGTTGTTTCAAAGTAAATAGAACCGTTTCGCGCAATTCTTAAATAGAAGGTTGTGTTTGTGGTGTAATCAGCAAGAGTTGATCCATCACCTGACGGTCTTGCATTATAGGTTGTAGTAAAATTATCTATAGATGTTGTAAACGATGCAAAGCCAGGAACACCAGGCGCACCTTTATAGTTACCATAATCTGTTGGGTTTCCACCAGCGCCTATGATAATTCTATAAGTAACTTCTACATCAATGGTTTTTTCAAAGTCATCACGGCCGCCTCTAGATCCGCCGGAACCAGCATTACCCGCCGCGTCTGAACCGTAAAGGTTAAAGTAACTTGTGGAACCATCATCACCACCGCCTCCACCGCCAGCAGCACCATAGTGACCCCATGTAGGGAATGGTGCAGCAGCATTTGCTCCACCACCAGCGCCACCTGCGCCAAAGTCAGAAGCACCACCTTGTCCACCAGTAATAGCACCAGCATTACCATGTCCGCCACCACCGCCGCCACCGACAATAGCGATGTCGTTATTATCACTTAAAAGTCTAAACGCAGTTGAATTACCAGCACTGTTATTACCAGTACCGTTACCGTCGGCCATGCCGTTACCACCTGAACCGCCGCCACCTTGTAAATCTAATCTAATGAAAATTTCTTTACGCGCACCGTAGAACTGGCTTAACTTTAAAGCTCCGCCTGAGGTCGCGATATTTTTATTGGCATTTGTATTTGGAACTAAACTTCCGCCACGATAGTATTCTGACAAATTAGCGGGGTCTGCACCACCAAATTCATCTACAATGTCTTGGAAATTAATAGGGCCACTATTCTTGATAACCATATTACTTGCCTACTTTTGCCGAGAGTTCCTTGATTGCTTCTATAAGTAATCCAATTACGTTTCCGTGTCGTACCGCATAAATTTCTTCGTTAGTATCCGGGTCTCTCGTTTTATATACCGCTTCCGGTAAAACTTCAACTAATTCTTGAGCCATAACCCCAGTCATTGGTGTTGGGTTATTTTTGTAATTAAATAAGTATCCACCTAATTGAGAGACTTTTTCTAGTGCACCGTCAATAGGTATAATGTTTTCTTTCATAGTCATATCAGAAACTGTACCAAACGCTGTAACATCACCTTCGCAAATGATTGCGCCTGTTGAATTAACATTATTAAATGTTACGTTTGATGTAGTACCTACGGTTTGACCAATGCTAATTTCGCCATCACTTGCAATACTTACACCGGTTCCTGCTGAAATCGATGCCCTTGCTCTTGCTTCTGTAAAGTAGCGATTATTGCCACCGTCTCTTGCGCCAGGTACCGTTTCTCCAACTCTGTTGTCTGTACCTTCATCTAAAAGGTTCGTATCGTGGTTAGAAATACTACTTACTGTACCTTGTACGTTACCCCACATTGTAGCTGGGATAGCTGCATCTGGTCCACCGTTTTCAAACACTTTACCTGATCCGTTACCGCCAGTTGATGCTGGGTGATAAATGTCTCCAGTAAATTGGCCACGAATATCGTTACTGTTTATTGTGGTTGCGTTAATAGTATTTGCCGTTAAGGTATCTGTAAAGTTACCGTTAGCTGATTCAATAGTACCAGTAATATTTCCATCAGCATCTCTTGGGAATGTAATTTCCTCAGTAACTGTTAATGATGGAACTGTAAGTACGCCAGCTCTTGACAATTTAAATTGTTCTGAATTGTTTTCTTGGATAAGGAAATCTGCATCTGTAGAATTGTTGATTCCAATTTCCCAAGCAGTAGATCCATCGGTATATCTTGTTTTAGCACCCGATGCTCCAAAAGTAAATGTTGCAACAATTTCACTTGTAGTACCGGTAATGTTTATAGGATGGTCAAAGTTAATTACTTGGCCTGCGGTATAAGCTGATACAAGATTTGTTCTAAGTTCATCAGCAGCAGCTACAGTATTTGCAGTAAACTCTCCAAGGATTGTAGCATCACCCACGGTTTCATCACCTGATACCGATGCGGTTACTGCTGAGTCTCTGAAAATGTCAACCATTTCATTGGTTTTGTCTAACCAATTTTGAAATGTTTGTGTAGTCGTAACGTTTTGAATACTGGATTTTGACATTTTATTGGTTCTCTATCTTTGTAAGGCGGAATTCAATTCTGGCCATTGTCTCTTTAATTTCTTCTACTTCGTTAGTCAGATTTATAACGGACCGATGAAGTTTTCGTTCCTGTTTATATTTATTAAGACCGGCAACATCGGTATTGAGTACTGCGTTACTATTTTGATCTCGCTTCAACGTCATGTTAAAGCTATCCCTCTATAGTCTTTTACGAATGGTACATTGTGGATATTTTCAGCTACTAATTCAATTTTAATTGCAAATTTTCTATAGCCTTCAAATTTACCAGTTGTACTTGTATATTCTAAAATATCAGAAGCTGACTTATTAGCATCTGCAACTCTATAACGATACTCACGGTAATCGTATAAGTTAGAAGATGATGAATATGTTGAAGCACCTTCAAATAATTCTAATTCAATCCAAGGCATAGTGTCAAAGTTTGCACTGTCTTGTACGTGTTGTGGTCTAATATAAACTTTAATATCAGTACCATTTGGTCTATAACCTGTTAAATATAGATTTAAATCTTCTGCATCTAAATCCTCAGCCAACTCAATTGTTTTAGAAATATATTTTGAAGTTGTCGCAGGAGTGTTTGTTGTCTTATAAGCATAAGCCATAAGAGTTGCAAGTTCTAAATCGATCAATGGTGTTGATGTAACGTTTGCGCCGTTTGTCATTGCTAAGTTAATATCAAATGGTTTTGGAGTAACTAAGTTATTTGATTTACTATAAACAACTACACCGTTTTGAGTAAAGTGGTTATTATCACCAAACCTAATTGGCATTTCATATGGATTAACTAAATTACTTGGGTTAGTTAAATTACCAGAAGCTGTTACGTTTGATACCGAATCAAGCGCACGAGGAATATGTGGTTGAATATAACTTAAGTTAATGTTATCGATGGAACCGATCGTAGCTTCTGTTCCAGAATCAAAACCATATACAGTATCGCCAGCAACAAATTTCTTTGCGCTTGTAGCAGAACTCTGAGCCAAATGCATTTCAGCTCTGTTATAGCTATTGTAATGAGATAACTTACCAGCAACTAATGGTTTACCATTTGCATTTGATGCGTTAAACGGACAAGGTTTATCAGTTGTGATTTGTGTTGAGCTATCAATAGATGCAACTCTAAAGATTTCTTTATCGACGTTATTACTTGCGGTAACTAAAATATAATCACCTGCCGCGTAATCAACATTAAAATCATTACCTGACTGAGTAAGAATATTTGTGTTTTGAACCATACTTACAGTATAGCCAGTATCGATTTGCTTATAAATCATTTCTCTTGATTCAAATCTACCAGTCCAATCTGATAACGTGATAAACTCATGATCATCATTTGTAAGTGTGACTGTACCAGATGCAGAGTTAAAGTTATGACGATATACAGCAAACTTAATATCTTCATCTTGGTATGATTTCCAAGTACGGTTATTTGTTGAAGTAAAGAGAACACCGTCACCCCAGTCCATAACAACTGATTGACCTTTTGTTGGACCTGTGGTAAGATCTTTGCCACCAACTTTAGATGTAAAGTGTAGGTAGTTAGGATCGTTCGCATCAGGCATAATAACAACTGCGTATTCTTTTTCTGTATCCATTCTAATTGGCGTTTCAAAATTAATTTCAGTAACTGCAGTTGCGTCATCTGAAACATTTACTTCGGAAGCTTGTAAATGTAATTTTGAGAATGGTAAGATGGTTCCAGATGGATAGCCATTTACAACCTCACGTAAAGTAACAGTAATACCATTCACAGTACTCTTACGTTTGAAATATAAATCAACTTTAGAAATATATACTGAGTTCGATCCTTGACCCATACCTTGTTTAATAAAGAATGTCTGAGCTAATGGATCTCCTCCCGGCAATGTTTGAGTTGTTACTCTTGCCGCAAGGTTACGAGTTGTAGTATTACCTGATACTGTGCTAAACTCAGGAACACGAGTTGAAAGCGCTGTTTTTTCTACCGAAATATTATAAGCTCTATACATGATTTCAGACTTAGAAGTCGAGGCTGAATCAATGCTCGAATATTGGTTTACATCAACAATTTCAAGTAGTCTATCACCAACATAAAACTGACCGGCTGGAATTCTAAATATAGCTCTCAATACGCCGTTAGAATCTGTTGTAACAGCTGCGCCATAAGCACCAAACTTTTGAACTGTTCTCGCTCGTGTAGCTGAAGTCGTACCTGGTGCAACATTTGCGTTAACGTCTTTTCTATCAAAGAAGAAATAATGTCTTGTATTTGGTCTAAGACCTGTTGTGTGGATTTTAATATTTCTAGATCTCATAAACGGTTGGAAACTTATGTCAGATACAAAGTCGCCAACTCCATTTAACGCTCCATCATTTACAGACAATCTTTGCTCAGTGCCCGTTTGAGTTCTTTGTGTAGTTGTTGTAAGTAGTCGACCACGCTGAGTTGTAGTAGTCGCGCCATCAACAACAGGACCATCCCAGTTAATACCAGTAATTGGTAGGAACTCTTGTAAATCTTGGAACACGCCAGCTATATCAATTACTGCTGGAGTTGGATTTCTAACAGTGTCATGCGCCATATCATGTGATGGAGAAATATTAGAAGAACCATTGTATTTCCAGAAGTTAGATACACAGTTTCTAAAGTTTGTAGCATAAGGCTGACCAATAAGTTTAATGTTATCGTTTCTGCCTAGTGTTGCTGTTTCAGCAGTACCGACTGTTGGGAAGATCGATGCACCAGTAGAAGATTTATATTTTAAATCTAATGGGAATGTTTTAAGAGCTGGTGTAAGAATTTTCTTATCAAAGTGAATTGCTGCTTTATAGTTTGGATCATCTAAATTAGCAATACCAGTATCGTTCATTGGATCCACGATATAACCATTTTTAAATCTTGATAATCCATTTTCGTCTAGGATTAAAAGATTTTCTGATTGTTGTTCTAATTGGTTAAGTGAAATATAATATTCTAAACCTTCAATGCGTTGCTCAATCTTTTCGATGTCACGCATTGTATAGTTTGAAGTACCTTTTGATTTAATTCTAATAGCGGAATCAAATTTACCAGATTGAGAAGCTTCTTCAGCACTCAATGCAGGATAACCTGGAATGTTAATTTCAGCAACTACTAATTCGTCTTTTCCTACTGTAGGTGCAATAGGTAATAAGTCTTCAGTACCTTGAGTAATGGATGGAAGACCATATGAATCCATACTGATTAAATCAATTCTTCCTTTATAGGATTCAACATCTAATGTTGCATTAGAATTAAGCGCTGGAATAACATAAGCTGTACCACTGAAATCAATTTGGTTATCTCCAACCGCAGTAGTAACTGTGCCAGCCGCACTAGGTGTTGTATCTGAATAATCAACTGCTGAATCTTTATCGGCATGTGGTCTAAAGTCTAAGCAATTTCTTAAGTTATAAATTTGACCGGACGCAGATGTGTATGTATCGAGGTCGTATGAACGAATTTTACCAGCTGGTAATACCTCGGTGGTATCATCAATTGGATAACTGTTAATAGTAAAGAAATATTTACCAGTAGCAGTACCAAGCTCATAACAAGAAAGTTTGATAGTAAGTGTACCGTTTGGTGGAACCGGGCGTCCTGGAATATATTCCATATATGAAATATCGTAGAAGTGATCGTTTTGGTTGTTATATAATTTAAAACTATCTGTATAATCTACCGTGTTCGCAACGATTGATTCAATTTTATAAACATCAGGGAAACCTAAACTATATGTTGAAGTGCTATTATTATATGTTACTTTTACATAAGGGCTTACTGAAGCTTTTGTATATGAATCTGTATTAATAAGTCTTTTGTTTAAATAAACTTCTGCGGCTGGATCTGCATTTGCTGTAGGATCTAAGTTAATAGTAATAACTGAGTTATTTAAAGATGTTGCAGTACTTAATACTGGAATGTAAGTATTCGATGCATCAACCACAGTAATATCATCTTGGCTAACAGCAAAGTCTTCACCGGCTGCTGCTGTAATTTCTATTGTATCACTTGAAACAGCCGCTGAGATTTTGTCTCTTACAGGAATTGAAATGTCTGAAAGTGTTTTAATAAACTTACTACCAGTATCAAATATCATTGCAGAGCGTGAAGCATCTTTAACTGCTGGATTTGATGCGATTTCAATAACACCACTTGTACCAACAATGCGTCTTACGTTTTTAAACTCGTTTGAGCCAACCATATCAACACCAAACAAATAACATCTTGCTGGCGTAATGTTTCTAATGTGTGCTCTACCAATAGTGCTTGAACCTGCAGTTTGTAACGTAACAGCTTCGTATTGATCCCCAATAGTACCAGACAATGATGTGATAGGTAAATACCCACCATAATCAATTGTTGTAGCTTGGTTTTCCTGTACTACTGTTTCTGTAACTGGGTCAAGAGTAAAATCAATTTTACCCGATGTTTCAACACGATAACCTTTAACATATGCTATGCCACTATTAACGAGTGCTTTGATATCTGTACCACGACGATCAATATCAATTTTAAATTTGTCTACGATATAGTTACCAGACTCTTCGTAAGTTCTTTTGGCTAGCTCTTCATTAATTGAATTAAATTGAGTTACATCTCTTAATTGAACCGCTGAACCATTTTGGTATCTAACTAATGTAAAGAATGTTGAGTCTACGTCAGCTTCAGCTGTATCTAAAACAGCCAATGTTGGAATCATTTTAAGTCTATCAGCACCTGGCGCATTTTCATTAGTAGAACCGTTTGCATTATCATATAAGGTACCATCTTGTAATGAACTAATTAGAGATTCTGTAACTACGAAACCTACTGAAAGATCATCAGGTTGGTTTGTATATTTTGATACGACAAGAGTTTGATCGTTGGCAAACAAGAAGTGACCTTTTTGGAAGATAACACCTGCCGATGTTTGAATACCAAATGAAGTTCCTGTTGGATCTGACTGGAGAGTAACGTCAATAGTTTCAACACCAAGCTCGGTGCTATAAAGAGTTGAACCATTGTACTTATAACGATTGATTGTAATGCTTTCACCAGGCTGGAATACTTTATAGTTACTGGTTTCGTTTGTGTTTAAGTAGTTAATATAAAACGTGTTAAGATCTGGCGGCCTAGTTTCAAAGCCGCGTGTAGCTGTAATTACGGAAGCTTTAAGACTTGTAACACCACCTACTAATTCATAAACAACATCAATAGGTGTGTCAACGCCATTAATAACTTCGGTGCTTGGACCACTGATAAATGTTTCTACATCAAAACCTGTTTTATCAACTAGTTTAACGAATTGTAAACCATCCAAGTTTGTAAAGTTACAACCTTTAATAATACTACCTTCTTGATAGATATTATCTCCAAATTGTTCAACTTGGTTTTGAAGAATTGTTTGTAGCTGTGTAAGCTCTCTTGCTTGAACCGCATAAGCTGGTTTAAACAGGATCTTATAAAACTGTTTCTCGACATCAAAATCGTCGAAGTATGGGGCAATGTTTAAGTCTGTGTTAATAGGCATCTATTTGAGTTTCCTTAAAATTCTAAGACCAGCTTGTATTCTTCACGTGAGGTGGTTTGTCTATCAATTGGAAAGAAGTCTTCCATAAAGTATACTTCACCTGACCGTTGAGTGTATCTTGATTCAATTACATTATTAGCTACTGGACTATTTATCGAAATTTTTTGCCCGGTAGAATTAATTAAATTCAACGATGGGTCGAGTGATATATCATTATTTGCTTGGTTAATATGAGGTCCCATATAACTGCACAAATGAACTGTGTTTGATGAAGCTTGAATTGCGTGTACTCGAGCTCTAAACAACTCGTTACCATCTAAATCTTCTTGTGTTACAATACTATTGACTACTAATTTTCCATAATCATCTGTAATTATCTCAATTCTATTATCAAATACATCAGGCGAAGCTGTGTTTGCTGTTACAGGATCTGGTGTAAACGTTGGATTTTTAAGTACACCAACAGCTGATGTAGAATTGGAAGCACCGATTTGGTTATTATCAGTTTCTGTAATATATGCATAAAGCAATACATGTCTACAATAAAGTTCATCAATTAAGTTATAATTATGACCACCAATTGGCGAAAGAACTGGTCTTAATGTAGCTCTTACATCAATGGAGTTTGCATCGTCTGGATCAAAATCATAGTTAGGATCAACAATGGATGCACTAATATTATTATAGCCTTGGCCAGGAGTTAATATTTCAATGTTTGTAATATTTCCCTCTACAATTCTTGGAATTGCTGTGGCACCTGATCCGTCTCCGATAATGTTAACAGTCGGTAGAATTTTAAATGTTGAGTTAATAATAACTCCGTCTCCGCTTGGATTACCAATTACTTTAACTCTTGCTCTATCAGCAACAGCATCCCACGTATAAGTATCAATTACATATGTGTAAGTTACGTTTGTAGGTGTATTAACATAGAGCGTCATACCTGAATAATAGTTTCCAATTTCAGATAAGAAATTAGATCTAAGAAGCACAGTACTATCATTACCTGGAGGGCCAGCAACAATACCGCTTTCAACAAAAGGATAGCCTGCGTTATCAACAGGGTTGTTAACAAAAATATTACTAACTTCTGAACCTGTTATAACATTATTTGCATCCGAATCGAGTTGAGGATCAACTGCAAAGTCTCCCATTAAAGGAATATATCCTACAGCATTGTAGCCTTCAAATTCTGACTCAGTCAAATAATACATAAACTTCCAAACATATCCATCTGGCATTCTATAAATTTGATTTACAGTAACTGGGTTATAGTTTGGTGGGTTAGCTGATTGTGCACCATTATTATTTGATAAGCATTTATAAACTCGATAATCACCGGAATCGTTATTAGTAGGACCAACAACGGAATAGAATTTTTCGTTTTCTAAATCAACGGTATCATCGTATTGTTCGTATACTTGGTCTTTTTGCCAAGGATGATATTTAATCATATACTTTACGTCGGAATCAAAACATTGTTTACCGAATAAAATATTTTCTTTAAACTCAGTTTTGCTTTTAAAAGAGTTTACGGCATCAACTCTAGTAAGAGCATCTATTGAAATTGACGATACACAAAAGTAATAATCGTTGTTTGCGATATCATCGCGAAACATACGAACTGTATCGTTTTTTAATTTTGTTGCTAATACTTCAGCCATGGAACACCTTCAATTTTATAATATTTATATGCATTTAACCCCGTCTCCTGATTCTTGTGCGAGGATAAGTTAAACCATCAGCTGGTCTATTCGCAAAATTCTTTTTAGGAAATGAATTACCTGTCTCTACTCTTTGATTAATCCAACGCAGCATTCTATTTTCAGCACCCTGCAAGCTTAACATATCCATAGGATCGTCGTTTCCTGTATCTACCATTTCATCTATAATTGCATTTTCTTGGATCCAGGCTTTAATTTCAGTATTTGTGGCGTTTGGCCATTGCTCAACGAGAAGAGCTGCTACGCCAGCAACCTGAGGTCCTGCCATACTTGTTCCTTGGTATTTACCAAATTGATAGCTACTATTTCTAGGATCAGCAATACCGCCTGAGTGAAGTGAACTTTGAATTGCTTCACCTGCTGCAAAAATGTCTATTTGACTTCCAACGTTAGAAAACGGAGCTTTTTCTTCTCCTACATTATTTGATAGGGCTCCAACGTTAATAGTTGGTCCATAACCAGCACCTGAGCCAGTTCCTCGGTGAAGCCATGTAGTTATTGTAGTACCTGAATATGGAATTCTATACGTATTATTATAATCTTGGTCTGATGTATTTACTGTTTTCCAATAATCGTTACCAGCTGAAACTACGATAATAATACCATCATCAATTGCATCTTGCAAGTCAGCTTGACGTGATGTTGTATAGTATGGAATATCCATTTCTAAATTTGAATTTGGAGCATAACATCCACGAGCTTGTAATTCAGATTGAGTTAAACTACGACCTGGATTAAAATCAGTTCCACGGAAATTAATTCTATCTACATCTCCAAAAGAACCTGTTCCAATTTCAAGAGATGAGCCATAGCTATTATTTGTTACCGTAGGATTACGTCTGCCTGTATCTGGGTTAATTGGTTTTGTATTATGCCATTGTCTCATATAATCCCACATAGTAGAACCAATGCTACCATTTGGGTTTGAGCTATACGGACTAATGTTATAGATGTTAGCATCTCGTGCCCAGCCTTGAGTATTCCCTGCTACAGTTCCTGCACAATGACAGCCGTGGTTGTTGTCACTTTCATCTGTAGCATTTGTATATGAACCTAAACGATCATATGTATAAGTGCCTGAGCCACCATGCGAGAACCAGTTTTCTTGAATAATTCTACTACCACCTGAGCCATCTGAATTTACTGCAAACTCTGGATGGTCTGGATCAATATGTCCGTCCACAATAATAACATCAACATTCTTACCCGATGCCGTGATAGCTAATGTGTCAATTATAAGTGAAGAACCGTCTGCACCCCAATTTGATCTATTCGTTGCTTCACTATGTCTAAGTAAACCCCAGTTAATATCTGAAGCATCGGTAAACCAGTTTTTATCAAACTCACCGTTTGTAATTTTATAAGATGGTTTAATACTTAGTTCAACTAATTCTCTTAAATCAACGCCCCAAACTCTATCATCAGATTTAATTAATTCAACTTCATCATCAGTAAGCATATAGTGAGTATTGCGACTAATTGGTCTTTTATTAGATACTTCAACTGCTCGATCTGGAATGAACAAATTACCACCCGGCGTTTCCAT